CCGTTTGCCACGAATTTACGTCTAAAAAGTACGCCGGCGCTTGCAACGGTTGCCTATTCCGCTGCAGACTGCCAAGAAAATGCGTGACTAGCCAAGCGTTCAGGACTGCGACAGCCGACGTGGTTTTGCCGGTGCCGGGCGACTCGCTGAAAAGGTATAGCGACTTTATCCGTTCGCCGTCCACCTCGAATTGTCGCTCGAACGTCCGCACATAAGCGTCAAGCGCCTTATAAACCGACTGCTGGCTGTCCCGTGCCGGCGAATTGTCAAGCGTCACATACCGGTAGTCAGCCGGCACATTCGCCGCGCCAACTCGACCGCCGTCGCCGTTTAGTCCGTGAAAAGCTACGCAAGCGTCGGTCATTGTCGGCATGTATTCGCCGTCGGCTTGGCGCGAGTATGGCGCAAGTAGGCAGCGGTGACGTTTATTGCTCGTCATGGAATCACTCCTTCCGTTTTGCTACGCGGTCATAACGGCGCCTTTTCAATTCCGCGTTAATTTCGTGAATGTAAGCGTCTAATTGATCGTCATTCAGCGCGTTTAAGTCAGGCAGCGTTAAGGCAGCGTCATCACCGGCGACTATTCCGTAATAAGTGCGGTATTCATTGGAATCGTATGAAATCACGTCGAATTCTTTTCCGATTTCTTTGGCGTACCAATATAGCGGGCCTGACGATTTTATAATGCGAATTTTCAACGGCTACACCTCCTTATAACCAATCCGCTAATTCTTCGTAATCAACTTCGTCAACTTTTTTCCGTCGATTCTCCCGCGCGATTTCGGACTGAGCAACAGCGAAAAAACGATCCATGTAGGAAATCATGAAAACAACGGTCGGATACGGAAATTGATCGGGCTTATTCGTCCGATATTCGCGCCAACATATTTCGATAAATCGTTTTAATACCGCGTTGCCGTAACGCCCTTGCGCGTTCTTCAACATTCCGCGCTCTCTCGACCATCGGGCTGATTTAGCGCCAGTTCCGCCCGGCGCATAATCGACACCGTAAAGTTCCTTCGTCTTGTCGCCGATAAAAGCAAGGAATGTATTTGCGTTCCAGTCCGTAATGTCACGGGCTTGCCAGTCGTATTGCGATGGTTTGTGTTGCTTAGTCATTCCTTTCTCCTTCCTTCCTAGTTTTAATTGCGTCCAAAGACCGTTTAATTGTCGTTTGAAACGACTGGTAATACGCCGCAGTTTTAAATCCGGGCAACTTGCCGTTATTCATGCGATTTCACCGTCCTTTTTCCGTAAAATTCTCGGCGTAATAGCCGTTTTAAACGTCGCCTAGGGTATTTCTTCATGAACGCAACACCTCGCCTATTTTGTCACGAATTTTGCGGATTTCCATAAGCAATTCCGTCAGGCTTTCCGCGTCAGATTCTTTTAACTGGCGGTCAATGATTCCGTTGATTGCTCCTTCTAACGTTTCGTAATAGCCTTCGTCGCGCCATTCGGTGCGTGGCGTTGGGTCAGCGCCTTCCGCTTGCATACGTGGCCAGTTCGGCGATTTCGTCGGGTCGACGGTATAGCGCTTTTGGAGGATGATGTTCAGTGTGTCGGACGTGATTCGGTAGTCCGGCGTGACTTCGATATTTAATGGCATAGTATCGGCTCCTTTTCGGTGATTTTGGCGCGGGCGGCGCACGTGACATTTTTAGTCGTCTGAGCTGACGGCGCGCCGTGTGGCTTCGATTTTATGTCTTAATCTCTTTTATATTTTATATAAAATACTCTGCGCAGAAGAATATAAGTAGTATTGATTGATGGCGCGAGCGATAGCGAAGCGCAAAGTATTTATTCTTTTTTATAAGTTCTTTTTAAATACTTCTTTTTCATTTATTCTTCGGTAGATAATAATCTCTACTAACATAGATTGTATCTTTACGCCGGTAGTTTTTGACCTTTTTCCTTGCCAAGCAGACTTCCGGCGTTGTCATACTTACACCTGACCGCTCGTATCTTCTCGCGTATTTCCTCCTCATTTTCGCGGAATCTTGCCCGGTCTAGCGGGTCGTGTACGACGTAAACAATCCGGTCTTTGCCGCGCCCGCTTGGCTTATATTCAAGCGTTACCAGCCCCGACGCCTCTAGTATCGCGTCGAGCACCGGCAGTGTCGAGTAGGACAGTTGGAATTTTTCCGTAACACTGGCGCGGCCTTTCCACGCGCGACCTTCGTCATGATTGCGATAACGCAGTAAGTATAGATAGTATAGCGTTGCCTTGTCGCCGATGTACGGGTGGTATAAATCGAAAATTTCGTGGAACATTAGCGAAAAGCCGGTTCGGGTTGTGCCGGTTCGTATATATGCGTTTGGTTGTGTCAATTGGCGTTGACCTCCTTTACTAAGCTAAATTCGCCTTCATTGGAAAACGAGAAATATCTTTTAAGCGCATAGAGTTTATATATTCGGCACCTCCATGTTCGATTAATAACTTATCAATATACGACACACCACGAGCCGTAACATACGTTTGAACATTGTTGAATTCGTAATATCGTGAAGGTGTTTGTTTCACTTTAAAATATCCTTCATTTATAAAACGTTGGTAAGGAATAGGCGAACCGCCTTTTTGAGTAAACACGCCTGCGGCTTTTAAAAACGCAGATAGTTTATTCCTGCCAATTCCTAATGTCTTACTTACTTGTTCTAATGTTTGTAAATTTTCCGCTGAAATAAATCTGTCATGTTGTTCAACCTTTGGTTTCATTATTGCGATTTGCTCATTCTGTTTTCTGACAGTTTCCAACGTCGCACTGAAAAGTAATTTCGTTTGTTCATCTGCAAATGGTAAATATGTATTAACAAATAATTCATCATTCGCGACATATCCACCAGTTTTACGAATAGTTGGAATAACTTCATGAGTGATCCAGCGTTTGAATTGTTTAGCTTCGGGTTTACGACTGCCAAGAATTAATGTATAGAGGCCAGGTTCATTAACAATATTTGTTTCACCTTGACGCCCTAAGTTGAACTTAGCCCGTTCATCGTTATCTAATCTTTGTAAAGCCATAGTTGGATTTGTAATTTCTAGTATTTCACAGACATCTTTTGCAACAAACCAAGGTTCATTGTTCACTAATACGGTTCTTACTTGACGTCCTTCGTAATTAAAAATCTTTGTTAATCCATCCATAACTAATACCCCTTCTTTCTTATTATTTTTCCTGTATGTTATATATTCGTTGATGTAGATTTTTGGGCGTTTTTAACCCTTTCATATATACTATCGTTCGATATGAGCAAAGTTGGTCACTTTTTCACCCTATACTCTATTAACCAAAATTGCGACCGAAATTGCACCACGTTTTAAAAAATTTTTTCGCCCTATACTTTACATAGACA